TCACCTGTAACAGTTATTGAATCAACATAAGCATCTTTCCATCTTACTGAACTTGAACCTAAGTCTACATCACTATCAGATTGTGGACCAAAAATATTATCTCCTAAATATACTTGCTCAACATTAGCTGCATAAAAATGTATTTCATCTGCAGTTTCAAAATCTATTTTAGTTTGGTCGTCTTCACCAATTTTAATATCAGTAGCTAGTAAAGATGTAATTGTAGTTTGAGCAGCTCCTAGTGCAAAATCTAAAGTATTATCACCATCTTCATAAGTGACTGTAATGCCTGTTTCAGTATTAGAACCAACCATAGCTCCAACAGTATCAGAAATAGTTTCAGCTAAAGTTGTACCATTAACTGTTATAGCATCTGCTTCAAGTGTACCATCAACATCAACATCTCCAGATATATCTAAACTAGCAGCAGTTAAAGAACCCCCTATAACTAAATTTCCTGAACTAGGATTATAAGTAAATCCTGTATCAGTTTCTAATCCTTGAGTTCCTGTAGCACCATCAACAAATACAGGAAAAATTGTTTCGTCTGTACTGTTATTAGCAGAAACTGTTACTGTTGTAGCTAATTCTGCTGTACCTGTAGTATCTTGGTTAAGTGTGCCAATTACAAAGTCTAAAGTATTATCTGAATCATCATAAGAAACTGTTATATTAGTTTCTGTATTAGATGAAACCATAGCACCTACAGTATCAGAAATAGTTTCTGCCAGTGTAACTCCACCGATTGTTATTGCATCAGCCTCTAGTGTACCATCTATATCTGCATCGCCACTAATGTCTAGTGTAGCTGCATCAAGCTCACCACTAATAGTAATATTTCTACCACCAGTTATGTCTTTGTTTGCATCTGTTATAATAGCTTTACTTGCTATTACTGTTCCATTTGTAATTCCATCTATAAGATTAATGTCTGCTGCACTTGCAGTAACACCATCAAGAATATTGAGTTCTGCAACTGTTGAAGTAATACCATCAAGAGCATTTATTTCTGCTGCAGTAGCTGTAACACCATCAAGAATATTAAGTTCTGCTGTAGTGCTTGTTACACCATCTAAAATATTTAACTCTGCTGCAGTACTTGTAACACCATCTAAAATATTTAACTCTGCTGCAGTTGAAGTAACTCCATCAAGTATGTTTAGTTCGGCTGCAGTACTTGTGACTGCTGTACCATTTATAGATAATGCATCTGTTTCTAAAGTACCGTCTATATCTGCATCACCTGATATATCTAATGAACCTGCATCTAATTCTCCAGTAAGTGTAATGTTTCTAAAACTTGCAATATCTTTATTGCTGTCTACTACAACTGCTTTAGAAGCTGCTACTGTTCCAGCAGTAACTCCATCAATAGTTTCTAATTCAGCTTCACTAATATCTGCTGAACCAATAACAAAACTTGTACCTGTAATTGCTGTACCTGTAATAGCTGCAGCACTTGAACCACCAATTATTGCTCCATCTACAGTACCACCATTAATATCAGCAGTATCTGCAACAAGAGCATCAGTAGTCACTGTGCCATCAAAGTAAGCATCTTTAAATTCAACAGAGCTTGTACCTAAATCTATATCATTATCTGTAGAAGGTACTATTGCTCCATTAGTAAATGTAACTTGATTAGCTCCTCCAGCAGCTATAGTAATAACATCTGAGCCACTAAAAGTTATTGAAGTATCTGAATCTGCATCACCAGCAATACTATCTAATTGAATACTTCCTACATTAGTAATTGCTGAATCACTAAAATCTATCGTGCCTGTGACATCTAAATTACCACCAACAGATACATTACCTGTAGTAGTTATAGCATCAATATACGCATTTTTAAAATATAATGAACTTGTACCTAAGTCTACATCACTATCTGTGACTGGAAGTAAAGCACCATCTTGTACTCTAATTTGTTCAACTGCAGAAGAAGAAACTTCTACATAAAATCCCCATCTATTGTTTGTACTATCTACAACTATTTTATTTAAAAAATCTAAATCACCAATAGTGTGAATATTACCACCTTGACCTGCAGTACCATCATGTCTGTGTCCAGTATTTGTTGCACTACTTGAAGAATATGCAAATGCATTTACTAATTGATTATATTCGTTATTAAACAAAGCTGCAGTAATGCTATCGCCATCTGCAAAAGAACTCTGTCTTGTGTATGTTTGTGCCATATTTATCTCCTACCTGAAGGTATAAAGTCTACATAAAGTCCATTTATAGTATAACTTGGTTTTGTATCTTCACTCAAAATTGTAAAATTATTACTTGTACCACTACCGAATAGTGGAACTCTTATTAGTGGATTGTTTAATCCTCCAAATTTATTTGTTGCAAATACTGCATCACCAAAAATTGAAGGAGGAGTTATTGTTCCTAAATCAAATGCATCTACTGGTTGGGGTGTATCTACATTATCGTATTCAAATTTAATTCTTACATCAGGCTCAACATTGCCTTCTGCATTCATAGAAACTCTTAAATAGTGTAAAGTTTTTAAAGTTCCTAAATCTCCATAGTCATAGTCTGGTGTAGTATATCTTGCTAGTATATTACTACCATCAAAGTCATCTCCAGTGTCATGTTGATAAACATAACCATTTGTATCACCATGAAAATAAGTTTCTATACCGTTGTTATTAAAACCTGAACCTATAGCTGTAACTTCTAATCCTCTTGTTTCGGACCACTGAAAACCGTTTGGTCTTAGTGTTCCTATAATTCCTCTTTGTGTAGCATTGTCTGCACCAGTATTCGTATAAAATAATCTATATTGTGATTTTTCTCTTAGTACTACACTATTAATTGTATATATATTTATAGTTGAAGCTAAATCTGTAAGAACAGATTGTATTGGAGCACTTACAGTACCTAACTCCACATCTCCAATTCTTGCAGTACCAGCTACTGTTCTTAATCCATCTGGTGCTAAAAATATTAAATCACCACCAATTTCTTGAATACTATAACCGCTTAAACAACCTACGTTTTTAGTTACAGGTATTACTACTATTGTACTAGAATTATTTATATTTTGCAACTTAAATATTGAGTTTTCACAAAATATAAATAGTTCATTACGGAAACTTTTAATGCCTTCTATTTGGTCTTCAATAACTATATTACCTGAACCAGTGCTAGTAAAATCTGTCGGGTCTAAAGTACCACTATAGTATATAGTATTTAAATTATCTTCAACTCCAGCAGCTATTAAATGTTTATCGTGAACTGTAACATACTTAACTCCTTTCGTACTATTAACTGTTATTTCACCGCTAAAATATGTTCTATTAGTTATATCAGAATCTGTACCTTCCATTCTAAAATAGTAAGGTTTATTAACACCATCAGCTATAACTAATAAACCATAATCATAAGTTGCACCATCAAAAACTGCAAAACTTATTTGTCCTTGGTTTGTTCTAGTTAAAACACTACGACCTGTAAAAGTACTATAGTTATCACCACTTCCTGAAACACTGCTTCTATTTATTTGTACCCAAGTAATTCCATCTTTACTAAAATAAATATTTGTTCCTGCACAAGCTACTACACCATCAGCATAAGGTGTGACTCCTAAAATATTAGTTGTTCCACCTGTAGGTTGTACAGCATTTGTTGTACCTAATTTTTGATAGCCATTAATTTTTCTATAACCACCTTTAATAGAAACTTCAAAATTTCTTAAATCTGTAGCTACTCCCGGAGTTTTTAATAAGTCAATAGCATTAGTTGTTTTAACTAAACCACCATCACAAGCTACTGTATAAGGTTGACTTCTAGCCATTAGAAATAAGTCCTATCATCTACCATTTCTCTAGGAGTTGGATTAATTAAATTAGATTTCATATATTTTAATGATTTTTTATAGTCGTCAAGAGCAAATGCAGCTTGTTGTGGACTTTCTTTAAATTGCCAAACATAGTATCTTACTCTAGAAGTAATAACATTACTATATTGTTCTGGTAAAACTATTTCATCTCCGTGTGCACTTAATGCTGTTGGTCTATTAAAAGCATAAAAGTGTATATTATATACTTTATCAGGTATTGGACTTAATCCAAACTTTCTACTATCTGGAGATTTAAATACATATTTAGGTTCACCATAAGCTTGAGTATTTGCATCATCAGCATTTTCAGCATCTCTTAAAAATCTTTTCCATTCTTCAAGGTTAATATGTTTTAAACCATTAGATACATAAGGAGCTGATTCACCTGATACATTAATTGTTGTAATATAAAAATCATCCCAGTCTACTGAAGCATAGTCAGTAATTATACTAGAACTATCAGCTTTTAAAGTATACCATCTTTGTCCAGCTACAGAAGCAACAGTGACATTACCATAAAAAGGGTCAGTGCCTCCACTTACTCCTGCTGAAAAAAAAGGTAGTTGTGGTTCTTCATTAGCAATATCATAGATAGCTTTATTTATAGAATCTTTTACAAATTGTTGAAACCCTGCAGCACTTGAAAAGTTTGTTGAAGTTAAAGGAACTTCATTAAGTTCTCTTAGTATTTCATTAGTAAGTTCTAAATATGTATTAGCCATTATTTTTTATGTATTTTTTGTATTGCAAAATTAGCTTTTTTACTAGCTCCTTTATGAGGTTTAAAACCTCCTTTAGGGTCTTTCATAAGCTTGTAGCCTTTTCCAGCTTTCATCCAGTGATAACCTTTCGGTGCTTCTACTTGCATTATTTATCTGTAGAACTTTTCATAGTGTTTAAACCCACCATGTCATTACACTTTCTTTCTTTTTCTTGTATTGATTCATAGTAATGAACTCCACCACCATGAGCTTTTTTCATTCTTTTAGATGAGCCACCGTACATCATTTCTTTTCTATCCATGTAGCCACCACCCATCATTTTTTTCTTTTTATCTTTTCCGTACATAATAATTCCTTAATTTTTAAAAAGGAGGAGTCCGAAGACTCCCCCAATTATACTTAGTCTACTGTGTAAAAAGCAGTTACTAATGCTTCAGGTCGAAGCACTTTCGCACCATACACATGCAATCCTCTAACGATATCACCAAAAGAACTAGGGTCTCTAAGGACCTCAGTTGAGATGATAGTTTGAGCAGTTGCAGTAGATGATATATGTCCAGCCATAATCTTGCCAGTTGCAGTACTTGCAGCAGCAACATTATTAGACTTGTACATGTCAAATCCTCTAAGCTTTCCACTAGAAACTAAACCGTTTCTAATAGAACCTTGACCAGCGTTAAAGTCAACAGACATTAACTTAGAACCAGATTGTGAAAGCTCATTGTAGAACGAAGGTGGTGCAACGAACCATCTTCCTTCTTCAGGTATGCTTTGCTCATCTAGTAATTTAGCCATAAATGCCATAACATCTAAAGGGTCAGCTCCAGTACCATCAGAACCTGTTAGGTCGATAGAGTTAGAACCACCTTGATGCTGACCCATAGTTTGGGTAGCAGCAGATGCATCCGCACCTAAAGCGTGGTCAGGTGAAGATGTGGAAACTCCAGAGAACATAGCAGCTATAACAGCAGCATCGTAAGAATCTCTTAACGCATAAGCTGCTGAAGAAGTTGCTACTTCTTTAAAGTTTACATGAGACATGTTGGATTCGATATCATCAACAATGAACTTAAATGCTTTGGCACTGTCCACAACTAAAGTTAACTCTTGGTCAGTTAGTTTAGTAGCAGTAGTGTCAGAACCTCTTGTGTAATCAGAAACTGAAATCACAGGTTCTTTGATAATCTTTACAGAGTCTCCGTAAGCAGATATTTCACCAGCATAGTCAGTGTTAGTAATAGCTTCAACTACCGATGCTTTTCTGAAAAAGTTTAAAACCTTTTTAGAATAAACG